AGTAACTGATGCTAGTCCTGACCAATTTTCAGTACAAACAGAGCCTAAGTTAAGGGCAACATTAAGTAGTGGTCATTTCGTTTTGTTTCAAGCACCTAAAGGCAAGTTCAGATTGCAGACTAATACTGTGGACTGGGATGCTGATAGAGCATCACTATATGGAATAAGTTTTTCTTGTATTGAGGTAGTGTAATGGCCACTAGACAAGGAATAGACACCGCAATAACGTCAAGGCTAGGTGCTGACGAACAAACTATATTCTTTGCTGTTAAGGCTGAATTTGATACTGACGATATAAGGATATGGTCAGGCACAGATGATATAACTATTAATTCAGAAACATATACTGGCGCAGGTTCATTGGTTTCAATAAGCGGTGTAGAAGAAGATTTAGAAATGAAATCAAGTGGTTTGACTATAGCTATATCAGGTATGGACGCTACAGTTCTTGATTATGCTTTAACAGAAAGTTATCAGAATAGACCTATAACTTTATACATGGGTTTCCAAATGGGCGGTTCAAATGAAAGTGCAGGAGAAATAACTTTATTTAAAGGTCGTATGACTGCTTTATCTATAAACGATACTCCTGATGGAGCAACTATATCCATAGATTGTGAAAATAGATTAGTGGATTTAGATAGACCTTCTAACTTGAGATACACGATTGAATCACAACAATTTCTACACAACGGAGACACAGGCTTCAACCGAGTACAAGGTTTGCAAGATAAACAAATAGCTTGGGGACAAAAACAGAGTTATTCATCGGCAGGTGCAGGTGGCGGTAATTATGGTGGCGGACACCAAGATGAACGTGATATGAGGTAGACCATGAAGAAAATACCTGATTGGGAAATAGCATTTGATGAATTTCTAGAAAAACATATAAGTACCCCTTTTCAATGGGGCAAGTGGGATTGCATTATTTTTACAAATGAATTTGTTAAAGCCATGACAAAGGAAAGTGTATTGCCTAAGAGTTGGACATGGAAAGACGAAACGGAAGCATTGAAGAAAATAGATAAGTACGGAAAAGGTAAGGGGTTGGTTGCAGGTATAGAAAACGCAATAAAGAAAACAACTGGAATAAAAGAAGTAAAACCTGCCTTTATCAGAAAAGGGGATTTTGGAGTTTACAAAGAGCAGAGTGAACTGTGCTGTATGTTTGATGGTATGAACGCACTAGGTATAGACAAAGATGGAATAGTAGTTAAAGACAACGTAAATGTTTTAAAAGCATGGAGAATAGATGGCTGACCATATTAAAAATGCAATAGTAACAGCGTTTGTAGTTTGGGTATCTGTTACAACAGGCATAAACATTGGGTGGATAGCAACTAGTTTTGATGTAGCGGCAGCAGTTTACCTAGCATTTGCAACAACTTTAGTTGGTGGTGTGGTAGCTGGAATGACCTCTAAAGGCATTAACGCCACATCAGGAAACTTTGGTTCTAAATTTGCAGCAAGAAGTTCAACAGCACACAGACAACTTATATATGGAAAATGTCGTGTAGGTGGAACGATAGTACACATGGAAACAACAGGGGTAGACAATTATTTACTTCACGTTGTTGTGGTTTTATCAGGACACGAAATACAAAGTTTAGAGAGTGTAAGATTGAATGATGTAGATTTAACAACAGATTCTCCAAGCACTATAAGTGGCTCATCAGTCTATACAGTTACTAACGCAGATTTTACAAATTCAGAAAACGAAAATAAATTTAATAATACAGGTAACTTAATAAGATACACATTTGAAGATGGCTCACAAACAACACGCAATCTTTGGATGGACGCACAGCTATCTTCTATAACAGAATCAGATAAATTCCTAGATTGTGCTTACGTTTATATGCAAATGGTGTTTGACCCTGAAAAGTTTGGTGGCGGTATGCCAAATATGTCATTTGTTGTAAAGGGGAAAAAAGTCTATGACCCAAGAACTGATAGCACAGCTTGGAGTGAAAATCCTGCTCTTTGTGTGAGGGATTATTTATCTAACACTACATACGGATTAAAGGCTTTAAGTTCTGAAATAAACGATACAACTAACGCAGGTGGCATAGCTGCAGCAGCAAATGCTTGTGAAGTTGAAGTTTATCTAGCTGATAACAGTACAAAAGAAGATAAATATACAGCCAATGGTTTTACAAACTTTGGAGCAAACGGACAAGGGGTGTTGGAAGGCTTGCTTAGTGCTATGGCAGGAAAACTTAGCTATACAAATGGTCAATTTAATGTGTTTGCAGGCACTACACAAACTCCTTCATTAACTATAACTGATGACAATTTATTAGCACCAGTAAATGTAACAACTAATACAGCGACAGGTGAGCTCTACAACACTGTGAAGCCAATATTTGTTGATGCTTCCAATAATTATGTAGCTACAGATGCACCTGCATATCAAGATTCTACATTCTTAACAGAAGATACACCTAATGGAGTAACTAACGATAAGCCAAATTACGTTAAACAAGTGGAAAAACAACTTCCATTTACAACGACACACACAATGGCTCAAAGGATAGGTAGGCTTGCCCTAAAAGACCAAAGAATGAATACTACTTTAAGCTGTCTTGTAGACCTTTCGTTTATGAGATTACAGCCTGCAGACTGGGTATATGTTACCAATGAAAGATTAGGTTATTCTCAAAAAATATTTGAAGTAGGTGCAATCAATATGGAAGTTATGCAAGATGAAGATGTGCCAATCTTAGGTGTAAGGCTTAGTTTAAAAGAAACAGCATCTTCAATCTACGCATTCGCAACAAGCGATTATGCGGCAGCTATAGCACAAGGAAGTGATTTGGCTTTAGGTAGTTATGCAATGGCAGCACCTTCTAGCCTTGCTGTAACAACTGATACATTAGATGTAGATGCTTTCAATAAGACCTCTGTAACTATTACATGGACAAATAGTGCTTCGCCTTTAGTGACTGGAACTGAAATTGAGTATAAAAAGAACTCATCTTCAACTTGGCTTGGCTTTAATACTGTGGGGAAAGGTGTAGCCAGTGCAAACATAGCAGGTGGAATGGAAATGGGAATCCAATATAACTTTAGAATAAGGCACGTTGGAGCAATAGGAACATTCTCTGCATGGACTTCAACTTATAATCATACAGTAGGTGGAACTGCTGTAGCTACTTCTGCTATAACTAACTCAACTGTTAATTATGGTTCTGATGGAACAGGAACATTACCTGCAGGAAGTGGGGGAACTGGAATAACTAATTTTGCTAATTCAACTCACTTAAATAGTAATACTACGAAAAATGATGTTGGTTTGGGTAGTGTAGACAATGATTCTACAGCTACAATAAGAGAAGGAACAACTGCAGCAAATGTAGGTTTAGGTAATGTGCCTAACGTAGACATGAGAGATTTGAGTAATGCTAATGCAGGAACTTTGGCTGTTGCAAGGGGTGGTACTGGATTAACAAGCGTATCTACTTTATTAAATTCTAATGTTGATGCAGAGCACGTTGGATTGGAAAATGTACCTAATGTAGATATGAGAAATTTGAGTAATGCAACCACTGGTACAGTAGCTAAAGCAAGAGGTGGCTTTGGTGAAGATGTATCAAGCAAAACAGGAGCACTTTCCGTAAGCAGTGGAACTTTTACTTTTGGAACTTTGCCTGCCAGTAAAGGTGGAACAGGCTTAACCAGTACATCTACTTTATTAAATTCCAATGTAACCACTTTTACTGTAGATAAAGCACAAGTTGTATTCTGGTCTAATCTTGCTGACAACTTAACTCCTGCTGCTACTACTTTTGATTGGACTATTACTTGGTTAAATGGGGCAGGAACATCTTTAGGGACTACAGTCATAAGGGCTGCAGTAAATACATCAAATAACACTTCTTTATTAGCAATGACTACTCAAAGCAATGGAGCAAGTGCAACTGTAAGTTTAGGAGGGGCGGTCAGTGCAGGTAGTTTTCAAGTTACCACTGTTACAAAGAACAGTATAGTTTGTTCACTCTCAGCACAAATAATAGATGGCTCAGGATGGGATTTTAAATCGGGGTAGCCCCCCAGACCAAAAGGCTCATAAAGAGAGTAGAAATAATGGCATTTAAAATTACAGGACAAAACATTTATTTAAGAAAAGCACAAGAGTCAGATATGGCTACATTGGCTAGTGCTGCTAATTTCAGTATAGGTTCTGTAACACCAGATTCAGATTCACAAAAAGCATATTGGTATAGAGAAAATAAAGCTAATGGGTTGGCAGTTACTTCAGCTTTAAAATCAAATACAGGATATGGCTCTATGTTATTAAGTGTATGTAAAAACAGTGATGATAGTATTATTGGTTATCATAGGTTGGTCTATTTAAACCAAGCAATAGAATTGGCTTTTACTGCCATAACTCCGACTGCTAGAGGTAGTGGATTTTATAAAGAAGCAGGAATTTTAAGGCATAAATTCTATTATGAAGGTTTAGAAGCAAACCAATCAGCCATGAAGCTACCTACAACTGGTCATTATCTAGACACTTTATATACAGCAACAGATAAAGAAGAACCTATATTCAATCAAGGCACTTGGAGATGGAGCAGTATTTCTGCTTCAGATTGGTCAACTTGGATTAACCATTCAGACCAGTCTGCTTATAAAGCACACGCTTATTCATTATCATGGTCTTAATATGATAGCTTCTTATAGATATACAGGTGACAACATCTACATTCAACCTATGTTGAATAGAGATGAAGATAAAGCCGACATACTATTGGCAAGAGCAGATTGGAGAGCAGATGGTGTCGTGCCAACCAAACAATTTAATAAAGTATTTCCAACGTGGGTAGCTGAGATGGAATTGACTTGGATAAATATGGGTATGAATGAATTAACTAAAGCAGAAGCAGAAAGAGTAGGAATACCTACAGCCAATAACAGCATACTGCCTAGATCATTTTATCCTAAACCATTCTACTTAACTGAGATGATATATGAGAAATCCAGTAATGATTTTGTAGGATTTACTAGAGCATGGATGGATGGGACTAATTCAGAACACATCCTGACTTGTTTTCATCCTGATAAAAGAGGGAAAGGTTATCACAACGATTATGCAGTAATGTCGTCTAAGGCATGGTTTTTATTTAGTGGGGGTGAATCTTCTGTGCATTTTACTCCTAGAGGACAGTCTAGTTATTATGTTTCAGACCCTTACGCTTCAGTTGCCAAAACCTGTGTGGATAGAATAGACCCTGTAGACTATATAGAAAACAAATTCACTAAAGACCAGTACATAGCGTATATGAATCAATCAGATAAACAGGCTGATAGAGATGCAACTTTCTTAATGGAAAGGTATATTGATGTTTAAATAGGAGAAAATAATGGAAGGATTTGGATATACTTGTGGTTTTGAGGATATGGAAATTATTTTTTTAATACTTAATAAAGGAGAAGGTTATGAATGATGGTTCAGGAAGGTTTGGTGGAGACATGGATAGAAATGAGGTTGAAATTGACCTTAATAAATTCATGGCATTGTTACAAGAGAAGGCTGATTTAAAAGATAGAATCAGAGAGTTAGAAGATGAAGGAACTAAAAACCCACATCAGAAGTGGATATTCTTAGCACAAGCCGTAGACTCATGGAGAATATTTCCAAGAGCCTTTTTAACTGTGTATATATTTTTGCTTTATTACACTGTGATGTGGTTCATGGAACTGGAAGCACCTAGTTTTGAACAATCAGGTTTAATCTCTATTGTCGTGGGTGCAGGTGCAGCGTGGTTTGGGTTGTATGCAGGAACT